GGCAATGTTCTAAAGATCAAAGGCATTACTGGGATAGTACGCCAAACAACAGACAGACACAAGGCTGTCCTTATTGTGCTCATAAATTTCCTAGTGAAGATTACAATTTATTATTCATACATCCTGAAATTTGTGAAGAATGGGACTATGAAAAGAACGATAAAAGACCAGAAGAATATACTCCTAATTCGAACATAAAAGTTTGGTGGAAATGTAAAATATGTAACTATAGATGGCCTACGTCCATAAGTAATCGAAGCAGAGAAAAAGGAAGTGGGTGTCCAGTATGCGCGGAGTCAAAAGGAGAAAAAAGAATTTCAGAATATTATTCAAGCATAAAAGTAGTATCAGAGGCGCAAAAAATGTTCGATGGTTTAATAGGACTAGGAGGAGGATTATTGTCTTATGATTTTTATTTGCCTCATTATAATTTGCTTGTAGAATATCAAGGCGAGCAACACGCAGAATATAGAAAAGGTTTACATAAATCAAAAAAAGATTTCAAGAAACAACAAGAACATGATAGACGAAAGAAAGAGTACGCTCAACAAAATAAATATAATTTTCTTGAAATTTGGTATTACGATTTTGATAATATTGAAAAAATATTAGATGATTATCTTAAAGAACTATCTGAAAAAGATAGTTCTTTCCCTGTAGTTTAGGTCAATTATAATTTAAGGCGGTGATTAAAGATTGCTACAAGATATTGATTTTTCAAGAATCGATGAAATGAATCCAAAACTTTATCTTTCAAAACCGAATAAAGAGATCGTGTCAACATTGCAAACTGCATATAATATATCTATTCATCCCAAGTTGGGTTCAGTTAGTGAACTCACGTTTTCAATTCCCGTTCAAACAGAAATTCATCATGAATTTGTCAAGAATCCAGATTTCGAACTTCTCCGTCCCTTCTACTTAGTAAAATATGTTTGTGGAGATACAATCGAATGGTTTCTTTTAGATAAACCATCAAATAAAGCAGATGATAGTACATTGGATAGAAATATTCATTGTTATTCCTTGCCTTTTGAACTGTCTTTTCGATTGCTTAATAGTTATGAATCTATCGCACACAATGCTGAAGTGGTTCTAACTGAAATTCTTGCAGACACTTCGTGGAGTATAAATTATATTGACAGCTCATTTGTTAATTCATATAGAACGATTACAGCCGATAATCAATCTAAATTAGACATCCTCAATCAAACAGCAATAGCTTTTAACGCAGTTATAGTTTATAATACGGAAAACAGAACAATATCATTATATAAGTCTGATGATCCCTTGGTAATGTACAACATGGGGCTTATGTGTTCATATGGAAATTTACTAAAAGGAATAGAGACAAATCTGGACATAACAAATTTTTCAACTCGTTTTAGACCAATCGGATTAAATGGAATTACAATACAAGGAGTTAATCCCCTCTCTTCAGAATACTTAGAAAATTATTCTTATTTTATGGAAGGATTTCTTCAAGACGAGAATGGTAATGTTTTATCAAGTTCGCCTTATATGTCTGACGATTTGTGTAAAGCAATTATTGCTTACAATACTTTGGTCACAACTCATAATGGAGAATATTCTACTTTTCTATCTAATCTTACTACCGCACAAACTTTATTAACAACAAAAAATAATGAGTTAGCTGATTTGCAAACTACTATGAATGAAATTACCGACACATTGGATTCTTTACAGGGAACAACTGAAGATACGACTGCAATATTGGCACAAATGCATACTCAACAGGCTTTATTAGATGCTAAGAATGCAGAAATTGTTGTAGTTAATAATAGTATTACTTCTATTAATGGTCAAATCACAGTTCTATTAAATTTACTCAGTGTTGAAAATAATTTTACCCCTGAACAGATATTAGAGCGTAGTCAATATTTCTATGATTATACATGGACGAACGAAAATATTTGGGACGAAAATGACCTCTACACAGAGGCAGTAATTGAGTTTCAAAAAAGACTTACTCCTCCAATTCTAGTCACGATTGATTCTGTAAATTTCCTAGAAGTGTTGACGGAACAGGCGAACTGGAAGAAATTAAAATTAGGAACGATTATCAATGTTTATTATGAGTTGTTAGATGTTAATATTCAAGCACAAATTATTGAATATACATTGAATCATGGAGATGGCAGTCTAAGTTTACTTGTGGCAAATGTGAAAGAGATATTAAATGATGACCAAAAATTCGTAAAAGATATGTATAAGTCAATTTCTACTTCTAATGTTGTTCAGATTAATAAAGATAAATGGTCAACAATTGATAATATTAGATTACAGTTGAGTGATTTTTTGGCAAATGCTTTTAGTACATATAAACAAGAAATAATTGCTGGAACTAATGAGTCGGTTTTAGTGAACAGAAGAGGAATCACAGTGTTTGATCCTTCGTCTCCAAATCTTATGTTGCGAATAAATCATGGAAATTTATTAATTTCGAAAGATGGCGGAGAAACTGTAAGTTTGGCAATAAATGGAAATGGAGTTTTTGCTGAAACCATAGTGGGCAAACTTTTGGTCGGAGAACAATTAATTATTGAATCAGCAGATGGTAAACTTAAAATATTACCTAGCGGAATTGTAATTTACGATACGGATGGTGTAACAGAAGTAATAAAACTTGGAGATGTGTCTACTGCTCAGGATAATTCAAAAAGAGGATTAAAATTAAAAAATCATCTTGGAGTAACTGTGCTGTCCGAGGGGATTGTACAATCGGACAGTATCCAGATGGCAGATAATGTCGATTCCACACACAAATTATCTTTAAAGATATATGTGCCAGATGACGTTTTAGAAATTAGAAGTGTTCAATTAGCTTTTAGTTTAGAGAATTTTAGAACTTATGAAACTTCTACTGCTGGAGGAGGAAGCAGTTCTACAACAAGCTCAAGTGGTGGAGGCGGTACTCAAACAAGCTCAAGTGGTGGCAGTTCTTCGCCAACAAGTAGTACAAAAACATTTCTTGGTTATATGACAGATTCAAGTTCTCCTCACCCAGATGATGTTGCTAGTTATATAAATCATACTCATACTGTACAAATTGATGGACAATATTTTGAACATAATCATACTGTCTCAATTGGAAGCCACTCCCATTCTGTGTCTTTTGACCCTCATCAGCATAATATATATTTACCCGATCATCAACATAACCTTAATTTTGCGATTTATGAAGGTAGCAAAGCTTCTTTGTGTGATATATTCGTAAATGGAGTAGTGGTGCTTAATAATCATTATAATACAGATCAAAGCAATTTAGAACTAGCATCATTTATAACAACATCAGGATGGAATACTGTGGAAATTAGCTCGGCAACACTCGGAAGGATCAACGCATCGCTCCATATAAAGTCTTATGTCGCTTTGTAATCAATACCTATAATATTTTAAATAACCACCAATTAGTTTTTATTGGTGGTTATTTATTATGTTCAATTTTAGACAGATAGATAATCTTGGACGCTTGATTATTGATAAGAGAGTATTTTACTCCAATTCTTCTCTTCTGTCTATTTATTATATTTAGTTTGGAGTAAATATATTTAAGGAGTAAAGAATGAATAAAAAATATACAACCGAAGAAATAAGATCAATGGTAAAAAATTTAGAATATGAATTAGTTGGTGATTATGTCAGAAGTAAACAAAAAATAATAATATCTGATAATGATGGTTATTTATATGCTGTTTATTTCGACAACTTAAAACGCTATGTGCCAAATAAATTTCATAAAGATAATCCCTATACTATAGAAAATTTGAGACTATGGTTAAAATTAAATTATAGCCAATACGAATTGATTAGTTCGGAATATAAAAATGCCTATACTTTAATAGTGTTAAAAGATAATGAAGGATATTTTACGCAGTCTCCTTTTAGAGGATTAGTAATAGATGGACATATTCCAAACAAATTTTACTCTTCCAATCCCTATATAATTCAAAATATAAAGTTGTGGTGCAAAATAAACAATAAACCATTTGAGTTAATTGCTAATGAATATATAAGTAATTCTATGAATCTCAAATGGAAATACGTAAAAGATGGATGTGAAGAAATATTTGAAATGAGTTGGGCTAATATTTCACAGAATGAAGGCTGTAATTTACAAGTAGATTTATTGAACTGTCTTGCAATAGTAAGACCAGATTTAGCCAAAGAGTGGCATCCCACAAAGAACAGAAAAGGTCTTAATCCTTACAATGTATCTTCAAGTAGTGGGAAATTTGTGTGGTGGCAATGTTCAAAGAATCCCAAACATGAGTGGCCCACAACAATTGCAAATCGAAATAGCAAATCCAATAACACAGAATGTCCTTATTGCTCTCATAAACTTCCTTCGGAAGAATATAATTTATTAGTAGTCAATCCTAAACTCTGCGAAGAGTGGAATTATACTAAAAATGAAAAGAATCCAGAAGAATATTGTCCAAATAGCGGTAAATATATTTATTGGAAGTGTAAGGAATGTAATCATGAGTGGAAAACTCGTATTATAGATAGAAGTGGTAAAAGACATGGTTGCCCACAATGTAGCGAACCAAGAGGCGAAAAAAGAATTAGAGAGTATTGTGGGTTAAAAAATATTTATAATATATCTCAAAAAACGTTTAATGGTCTGGTTGGTATAGGTAATGGTTTATTGTCTTATGATCATTATTTATTAAAATACAATCTTCTTATAGAATATCAAGGTGAGCAACACGAAAAATTTACAGAATGGTTTCATGAGTCAATAGAAGATTTTGAGCGACAGCAAGAACATGATAGGCGCAAAAAGGAATATGCTTTATCAAATGGATATAATTTCCTAGAAATATGGTATTGGGACTACGACAATATAGAATCAATTCTAGAAAACTACTTCCAAGAAGCAGATAAAATCTCTCTCATCGCCAAGTAATAAACAATATATAATAAATTTCAATGTAAATGTCATATTATTTATTATCTTCTACAACGATTTTACTGACTTTATCATTTTCAAATGTTATTCGGACATTTTTATTGTTTAGGCTTCTGTCACTTTTAAATTCATAAACGTTGTCATTAATAGGTTTTCCATAGTTTCCAATAGTTAATCCAACATCGCTGTGAGCCATTCCAACTGCAATTTGATTTAATTCATAGCTGGATACAGTAGATCCATCTGCGGGAGTTATTTGTCTTATAATATCTGGGCTATAATAAATCAATTGGCTTAAAGCAAGACCGATAAACACTATTAAAATCCATATTTTTTTAGTAAACATCTTCTCACCTCCTTTAACATTATTATACAACAGAAAGTTAAGTAATGCAAACATAAAATAATTAATTTTAAAAACATATAATCCATCTACTGAATATCTCAATAAAAGGTGTAATTCCTACGCATTCCTATTTTATCATAAAAATTGGTAATTTACCAAAAAAGAGACTCCATTAGCGTGAAGTCTCTAAAAGTTATTGACATACTTGATAGCAATATTATTTATATTACATCCCTTTATTTACATTAACAAACCAATTTCCCATAAGATTTCTTAGAAGTGAAACATCTGTCATTCCTGACATCATTAAGTTTAATTTCAAAGGAGGATTATAGAATAAATACTCAAATAAATATTGATCAACAAGAGGTATTGTTAAATGAGTTTTCTTTTAATAATACCTCTATTAGATATGAGATTGAAAACAATAATATTAAAATCAGTGTTGAAGATTGCGCATACGCATTAGGTGTTACGAAATCTAAAAGATTAAAAGATAATTCTATATCAACTACTGTTAGATGGGACAGAGTTTATAATGATTTAGTTTGTGCCAATGTTCTTTCTAATGATGGAGCGTATAAAAGTATAAGAAATGATAAGAAAATATTGCTTAGAAATAAGTTAAAAGTTATGAAAATAACTCAAGAAGAAGCTATCATTTGGAGTAAAAATGTTAATAATAATAATGCAAATTATTTTATACAAATATTGTCTCAAATGAACTCTGTCAATATAAATAATATTATCATAAAAGAATATGCTTCTAGGAATGAGATAGAATTTTTCAAATTATTGAATCCAGTAATAAAAAGTATGGGATATGAAATTATCAATCAGTATAAAGTGTTAAATTATAAGTTGGATGGATATATTCCAGAATTGAATTTAGCTTATTGAATATGATGAAGATAATCATAAAAGATATATATATGAAGAACATGAAGGTAGACAAGAAAAGATTGAACGTATGCTGGATTGTCAATTTATAAGAGTGACCGACAGATATAATTATGGAGAAGCACTTGGTATTGTGATTAAAGAAATAAATTACATATTGTATAAATCTATTATAGATATGAGAGAAGTTTTAAAGAATGATATTTTACCGAATGATCATGTTGTGGAACCTTATGAGATAGATTTAAATTGTGATAATATATCAATTTATAAAAGTTGGTATGATTTTGATGCTAGAGAGGTCGATGAGGAGAAAATTTACTGTGCTTCATATGTTGATTTTTTAAAGAATATGTTTGACTTACCTGTTAAAAGAACATGATTACTTATACCTCTCTCTATGATATACTTGTATTATATTGGATATAGATGTGTTTCCCTTTCAATAATTTGCACATTCTAATTCTAGGTGCTATACTAAATCTAATAAAATAAGCGAGAGGACGGCTATCCTCTCTGGTGTGACTAGGGCGTTTTCTCAGGACGCTCTTTTACTTTCCCATTTTTGAACTTATGTAATTTGACAATAAGCTACCCAACAGTGTGCCGAGAGCACCATAAAGAATAATATCCATCGCCTATCCACCTCCTTCCACCTGAAATTATTTCAAGCTATTAAAGGGCGTAGGGTGGTGGTATGGACGCTAACCACATTGATAGTTTATCATAAAATATGGTAATTTACTATAAATATGTTTGTTTAGCATATAAACATAATATAATTAATCTTGACTTAATTATTAGGTTATGTTAGTATAAACTCAGGTTCAAATATAACATAAATATAATAAATTTGTATATAATATTAGTGTAAATGGTTTTAATTCTAATCTCGCTTCCAGTCTCTTCTTCTCTGTTGTGTATACATATGTTTATTGTTTATAAGCATATAAATTCTGATATAATGTATAGAGATTGGAGTGAGAATTAGATGCCACGATTTAATAATAAAAGTGAAGTGAATGGGAAGAAACTTAGAACAAGCATTGGAATATCTTCAAGTCCTGAATTAAAAAGAAATCTTGAAATACTAGCAAAGCATTATAAACGAACTCTGTCCGATTTTTGTAAAATAGAATTGGAAGAAGTTGTAGATCGTAAGGAAAATCGAGATATATTGAATAATATTAATAATGATGAAGGTAAATGAACATATTCAACAAATTTGCTTAATTTTGACCATTTTTAATAGTTGAACAACTTTGACCATCTGCAAACAATCCTCTATACTATCATTGTAAGGTGAATCAAAAACATCTTAACAATATTAGGAAAGAGGTTATTTGCATGAGAAAAATTGATGTTCAGGAACTAATCAAGTATTTACAAAATTTTGTTGGAAAGCAGGTAGAAGTAGGCACAAATCCTTTATGGTCTGTGAATACATATCAGTCCTTTAGATTCGAGGACACAGAAAATGTATTAATGTTTAATGATGGTGGCAATAATGGTCGGCAAGAAATATTTATTGATAAAGATCAAATTGTAGAAATTACATTGTCTGAAGGTAGAGATATTTATGAATCAGTGATTAATATTATTTTGCAAGATGGTAAGATTGATTTCACTATTAGTTCAATGCCAATTAAATGTTTTAAATGCCATAAGATTATAGATGAACCTATGGAAACAAAATGGTTTATTCGAGGTACTGGAAGTTATGGATCTAGATTTGAAGATGAAAAACTTGATATAGCTATTTGTGATAATTGTCTTTATTATGAAGTCCTTGGCTACAAGGATAGTGATTTCGAATGAACAATCTAACATTATTTAAAAATGAACGGTTTGGAGAGGTTAGAGTATTTGTCAGAAATGATGAATTTTGGTTTGTAGCAAAGGATATAGCAGATATACTTAATTATTCAGAGACAAATGCAATGACAAAACGATTAGATAGCGATGAAATCATATCCGACAAATTGGAGGGTATGAATATGAAATCAATTTTAATCAATGAAAGTGGTTTGTATAATGCGATAATTGGTTCTAAATTACCAGAAGCTAAACAATTTAAGAAATGGGTAACTTCTGAAGTCCTCCCTTCTATCCGTAAACATGGAACTTATATGACAGAAGAAGTAATTGAGAAAACTTTAGCAGATCCAGACTTCATTATTCAATTAGCAACACAGCTCAAGGAAGAAAAACAAAAAAGATTATTAGCGGAAGAACAACTCGAAGAACAGAAACCAAAAGTAGAAATCTATGAACAATTAATTAACCAAAAAGATTTATTGAACTTCAAACAAGTTGCTAATAGTTTTGGTTATGGCAGGAATAAATTTTTTGATATATTGAGAAAAGAACACATTCTATCTGATAATGGTTTCAACTGGAATTTACCATATGCTCGATATAGAAAATACTTTGAAGTTAAAATTATTCCAAGAAGAACAAGCAATGGCGTGGAACAAATTTGTACTCCATTATTCAAAACAAATGCGATTCCTTTTATTAAAAAAGTTATAGACAATAAAAAATGCTTGCCACATCCACAAATGAAGCAAGCCCAATAAAAATATTTGCAAATTGATTATAGCATTAAAACAAGAAAGAGTCTACAAAAGGCTCTTTCCTACTTTATAATTTTGGAACCAAGGAAGTGATAAAATGATAAGTTATGAACCAGTAGAAATTTCCACAAGAAAAGTTATTATACCTAGGACTTAAATAGCATAATGTATTTACACGTCTTACAAATAAAAAGAGAACATTCAAGGTTTTGACCAATATTAATGTCTTGTTGACCTTTTTCAACAAATAGTAAAGTAACACATTCTACATTAGTTGGGCAGTTTAAATCTGTGCCACCACATATAGGACATTTAACTTTAACATCCAATTATTTTCACCTCCTGCGAATTATTCTACCATAGTATTCCTATTCTATGGTAGAATTCGACAGGATTTGTCAGAAAGATTGTTTAACAAAACCCTATAGAAGATGCGTTTTATTCAGAGAGGTAAAATACCTCTCTTTTTGTATACCTATTTATAAAATTACCCTCCCTCTCCACTATCAACTAATTATCCAAACAGAAAGAAGGTGCAACAAATTTGACAATACAATACGATCCATTACGGTTTCAATATCGTTCAGGAATTTCACCAGATGATTTTGTTCCAAAATTTCAAACACTTAAAATAATAAACAATAGAATCCTTTTAGATGAGCAACCTGATAATTACCAACATGTCACAATTAAAGGATATAATGAAAAAACTTCATTACCATTGTCAGCATTAACCTCAACTCAATTTTATGTAGATTATTTTAATAGTTTTGTTTATTTTAACGCTTCTGAGGAAGGAAAATCTGTTTTTGTTTCTTATTTAGGTAAAGGAATAGCTCAAGTTCCAGCAAGTAGAGTTTATGTCACATCTGAAATAGAACCAGATATTACTAAGTATTTACAAAATATTGTAGATGGTGGTGAAGCTGTATTTGGTGCAGCAAATACTATTGGTTTGACAGTAAATGAGGTTCAGGATGCCAGAGATTCTACTGCTAAAGGTAAAGCATTTACTGATGTACGAGATCGACTTGAAGAGATTGAGACTGATGCTATTACTCATGAGGCAACAATTGCTTCAAAAGCACCTCAATCTGCTTTAGATACTACTAATGTGAATCTTGCTAATGGTTTAGCATTAAAGGTAGATCAAACTACTTATAATGCGCAGTTGGCGGAAACTATTTCGCAACTTGTTGCAAAAGCAGCCCAAGCAGACTTATTAATAGCCAATGCAAACATCACATCTAATACTTCGCAAATTGCAGCAAACACATCTAATATCGCAACCAATGCTACTGCAATAGCAGCAGTTGCAAACGGATCTCCAAAGGCAACATACGCCACGTTATTAGCCCTACAATCGGCATTCCCAACTGGAACTACAGGGATTTATTTAGTTACGGCAGACGGACACTGGTACTACTGGAATGGATCAGCATGGGCATCTGGAGGAACATATCAAAGTTCTGGTGTAGCGAATAGTGCGATAAGAATAGAACACACAGACTTTGTTCAATCAGGCGTTAATCTGTTTAATAAACTTACTGCCACAAGTGGACATTACATTAATAGTCTTGGTGTAATGGCGACAGATGCAACCTATTACGTCTCTGATTTTATCGCTGTCTTACCAAGCACTCTATATTCACGCAAATTCTCTGCATCAGTAAATTATTATGACTCTTCAAAAACGTGGATCTCTAATCAGGCTCCAGGTCTTTCAGGAACTACTCCATCGAATGCGGCTTATGCACGAATAAATGGGTTGTTAGTAAATATAGATAGTGAGCAATTTCAAACAGGGGCATCTACTGCTTATGAAGGTTACGGAGTACAACTTAAGAACATTCTTCTAAAATCAATACCCAAGAGTGTTCTAAGTTCCGATGTACAGTCTGCCTTATCAGTTGCAAATTATATTGACATAGGTGTAAATTTATTTAACCAAGCAACTGTTACAAAAGGCTATTTAGTTGGTTCAACAGGTTCTCTTCTGGCGAGTTCACTGTGGTATGTATCAGATTTTATTCCAGTATTGCCAAATACGGTATATTCTCGAAAACTATCATCTTCTGTAAACTACTATGATTCAAGTTACAATTGGCTATCAAATCAGGCTCCTGCTACAACAATGACAACTCCTTATAATACTGTTTATGCAAGAATAAATGGATTGCTTGCAGACTTAGCGAGTGAGCAATTCCAAGTTGGAGCTTCAACTACTTACGTACCTTATGGAGTACAATTCAAGACTATTAAACCTTCATCTATACCTATAAATGCATTAACTACTGATATTCAAAAATCAGTAATCGGAATAGGAAATAAGCTACTAGATTATTACACACTATCTAGAACTAATTTTAGTACGTTACCTTCTGATTGGGTTAATAACGGCTTTACTGTATCAAATGGGCTACAAAGTCCAACAACAGGCAGTACATCAATACTTGCCTACTTTAATTTTAGGACTTTTCTAGACGAGCATATTATTCGAGCAAGGGTAAAAATTGCCGATATTACCTCTAAGTTCTGTTTGTTCAATAAATTTGCTGTAACTTTTGAACCAAAGAATAAGGGTACAATTGTTGAAATTGATTGCCAAAACAATGTGATTAATTTTTACGAACAATGGGACGTAGAAATATATCCAACCACAATGCCACCGTTAAGACAAAGTTTTCCATTGGGAGTAACAATAGTTGCGAATAGAGATTACATTGTATCTCTTCAAAAATACGGAACTAAACGCACACTAACTATTAAGGATACTGTGACTGGTGTAAGTAATTCTGTATATTGGGATAACTCAGAACACGTAACGAACACAGACATCGGAAGTAGTTGGGGTACTCCAGGGATTATGTTTTTACAAGGGAATATTCTGGTAAAAAAGTTTGAGTTTATTCTACCTACACCCAAAGATGTTAAGACGATTATATTTGGAGATAGCATAACAGAGGGGTTTGCCTTAAATATCGGTAGTAATGCCACAGCCGAAGATCGATGGTGTGCAAAAATACGTACAGCAATTAAAGGTAATTGTGCTATTGCGGGCAAAGGCGGTGGCATGAGTGCGGATTTAGTAGCAAGACTTGATACCGACCTAGACAGTTTTACCCCAAAATATGTGGTTGTATTAATCGGAACAAATGATGCTGCTGCCGCAAATATAACAGCGTGGACAACAAATATTAACACGATCATATCAAGAATATTAGCAAAAAATGCAATCCCAATTCTATGCGTTCCACCACTTAATACACTAGGCGGTAATTACCCTAGTAATATAGCTCAGATGGGAGTTTATCTGAGGAGTTTACCTTATACGGTTATAGGATTTGATTATGCGACATCAGTTGGTAATGATGGGGTAACGTGTGACACGAGTCTATTCGTAGATGGCACACACCCCAATGTTGCAGGTAATTTAAAGATGTATAATCAGGTCTTGATTGATGCTCCAGAGATTATGGAGTAATGAACAGTAGACCCATTATGGGACATAAAGAAATATAGAATATCATTTTAAGAGAGTATAAAAATATACTCTCTTCCCTATTAATACCCCTCCAATATCCTTTCAATGTTCGATTTCATGGCAATTATAAAATAAATAAAATATATCAATGGAGATGAAAATATATGAAAATCTGTTTAGATCCAGGTCATAATGATCACGGTGCTGACACTGGAGCAGAAGGAAATGGATTGAGAGAACAGGATTTAACACTTGATATTGCACTACGCTTACGTCCACTCTTACAAGCAAATGGGATCACTGTCGTAATGACAAGAGAGGGTGGATTAGTTAGTGATAATTCAACTCTCGTAGCATCTTTGCAAAGTCGTATTGATGTTGCAGAAAATGCAAAAGCGGATGTATTTTTGAGTATTCATGTTAATGCGGGTGGTGGCACAGGGCAGGAAATATTAATTCAAGGTACGGGTGGAAATGCTGAAAGGTTCGCTAATATAATGTTGCCCCATCTTGTTCAAGCAGGTAATTGGTATAATCGTGGTGTTAAAGTTCAAAATATAATGGTTCTTAGGGAAACAACTATGCCAGCTATTCTTACAGAAAATGGTTTTATTGATACTGGTTCTGATGCTCAAAAATTAGCTAATCCAGACTTTAGGCAACAATTGGCGGTAGCTCATGCCAAAGGAGTTTGTGAATATTTTGGAATTCAATATAATGAATCTTCCTCTGTAGCCCAACCATCCCCCACTCCAACTCCTTCGTCCTCAATAATGTATCGTGTAATCTTAGACGGTAAACAAACTATGGCTTTATCTTCGCAAGATGCTGCAACTGCTGAAGTTAAAAAAGAAGTAGATGCTGGCACAGCTACAAGTGGTGTTGTTCAACGCAATACCGATTCAGTTAATGTATTTAGTTATACTAAAGCTGTTCCTGTAACTCCTACTTCTGCAATTATGTATCGAGTTAAAATCGACAATGTTCAAAAAATGGCTTTATCAAGTCAAGATAATGCTATAGCAGAAGTTAAAAAAGAAATTGATGCTGGATTAGGAACTACTGGAACAGTAGAACAAAATACAGATGGTGTAATTGTTTTTACTTACACAAAACCAGTTGTTACGACTCCTGTAGCATCAGATTCCACTCCAATTGTAACACCTATACCAGTAACAACTAAAACATCTATTCTTGGCAAAGAAACAGTCACAATAGAGCAATGTGAGCAATTCATTAAAAAAGTGAATCCAAATGCTACTCCTCTTGCTAGTTTTTATAAAAAATATGGTGAAATTCTTGGAATTAAATGGGGATATGCTTTCAGCCAAATGGCTAAAGAAACTGGATATTTAAGATTTGGTAACGATGTGAAAGTTACTCAAAATAACTTTGCTGGTATAGGTGCTGTAGGTGGTGGAGCTAGTGGTGCTTCATTTGATACTCCAGAAAAAGGAGTAATCGCCCATCTTGAACATTTATATGCTTACGCTTCTACTAATGCTATTCCTTCTACTCTTGAAAAATTAGACCCTAGATTTGATTTAGTAACCCGTGGTGCTTATCCGAATTTTGAGGATCTAGATGGTCATTGGGCTGTTCCTGGAGTTGGATATGGTGAAAGCATTTGTGAAATTCATGATTCTATTTTAAAGGAAGTTGTTGTACCCGTAGAAACACAAACTTCAACACAACCTGTAGAAGATACTCCTATTCCTGTAGTTACAGAACCTAAATCTGAAGTAAACAAAAATAATATTATTGTAGAAATACTTATAGGAATATTTAATTTTATTAAATCATTGTTTGTTAAGAAGTAATTCTAAAATAAATAAAAACACTTTAAGAGGTGTGAATTATATCGCACCTCTTCCTTATTACTTTAAATGTAATTTTTAAAATCAATATTTAGTTGTGTATGTAGGACAAGTACAGATTTGCCCTCTGTGCTTGTCTCAAGAAATTACACCGTTACGAGCGATGTAATAACTATAAATAAATAATACCACAAAAAGGAGGGCAATGCAAATGTCAATGGAAGGAGTGTTGGATTTGGCAATGGATGAGGAAGTAGAGAAAGTATTATCTACCCATAAACAGATTCTTGATACACATGAGGATAAAATCCAAGAGCTTCAAATAAAATCTGCGTGTTTTGTAGAGAAGTTTAATAACTTAGATATAATAGTTGAAGATATTAAGACTACGCTATCAAGAATGGAAACAAATAACTTACAGAATACAAATTCAATGATGAGCATTATGTCACAGATTGTTTTGAATACAAATAATAACAATACAGACATTGCTAAAACAAAAAATAATAATAATACAAAAGTTGTTTTAAAAGTTCTTGCAATTGTTGGAGGAGCTATTAGTGCAATTATAATTGGATATTTTGCTCTAAAGGGCGTAACGATTCCTGCAATGTAAAAATATTATATTAGATAAATAAATAAAATATATTAAGGATGAGTTTAAATGAGAACTGAATTTAGTTCATTCTCCCTTCGTCTTGCAGGGTATTTAATGCAACAAGGGTTTGTACTTAAACTAATGCGAGATGACCAGAAGTCTAAAAGAAAAATATTTATCTTTAATGATAGTCCTGAGTTGCAAAATGCGATTCAGGACTATTTACGTTTTAAGAGTAAATAATTGGAGGAATGTTTTAATGTTGATTACAAAAGAAGTTGAAGTCGGATTGAATTCTCAAACAATAAAATGGTATGAAGATAAGGGATATAAAATCCCAAGATGGATAAATAATCAAAGAAAAGAAACTGTTAAAAGAGGAACTAAGATAATAGTTAAGACAGAAGATTTGACAGATAGTTCAGACGCAAAGATAACGGTTCAATGCGATAATTGTCCAAAAATACAATCAAACATAAGATGGAAAGACTATAAAAAGTGTATACATGAAGATGGGAAATACTATTGTCGTAAGTGCGCTTCAAAATTATATGGTAAAGAAAAAGAACTAAAAACAAAATTAGATAAAAGTAAAACATTTTATGATTGGTGCTATGACAACTTATCTAAAGAAGAAGCTGATATAATAATGTTGCGGTGGGATTATGACAAGAATATTGATAGAAAAGGCAATAAATTAAGTCCTAGAGATGTTAGTTATGGTTCCTCTAATGAAAAATATTATTTTAAGTGTTTGGATAATTTTGAACATGTGTCAGAGTGGAAAAATATCAATTCTTTTACACGAGGAGAGGGAAATATACAATGCAATCAATGTAGTTCTATTTCAGTGACTCATCCTCATTTAGTTAAATATCTAGTAAATAAAGAAGATGCATTAAAATATTCTTTTGGTTCAGGTAAAAATATTCTTATGAAATGTCCTGATTGTGGATATGAAAGAGAATTAAAAATACCTGTTTTAATCAGACAGGGTTTTAGCTGTTCTAAATGCTCAGATGGAGTTCCTTACCCCGAAAAATTTATGTTTAATATATTAGAGCAAATATTAAATAAAGATTTTATAACACAATTATCTAGAACAACATTTGAGTGGTGCATGAATTATAAGTATGATAATTATATTAATAAAATTAGTTGCATTATAGAAACTCATGGTTTACAACATTATGAGGGGTTTAATACTAAAGCTTGGAATTCACTAGATAGCATTCAAGATAATGACAAACTTAAAAAAGAATTGGCAAAAGAAAATGGAATTGATAATTATATAGTCATTGATTGCCGGAAGTCAGAATTAGAATGGATTAAAAATAGTATTATGAATTCTGAATTACCTAATTTATTGAATTTTAACGAAGAGGACATAGACTGGTTTAGATGCCATGAGTACGGTTGTAGCAATATGGTCAAAGAGGCTTGTGGTTTATGGAGTAGTGGCAATAACGCACGGGAAATTGCTAGTATTCTAAAAATATGGAAACAAACAGTTGTTACATATTTAAAACAAGGAGCAACTTTGGGGTGGTGTGATTATAATCCCATTAAAGAGAAAAACAAAAGTATCAAATTAAGAGCAGACATAAATAGTAAACAAGTTATATGTTTGACAACAAATGAAATATTTAACTCTCAAGCTGAAGCAGGTAAGAAATACAGTGTATTCAGCACTTGTATATGTGCTTGTTGCAGATATAGACTTCAATCTGCTGGTAAACATCCAGAGACAGGAGAAAAACTCAAATGGATGTATTATGACGAATATTTAGAATCTCAGAAACTATTATTTGCAAAATAAAATACATTTAAAACAAATAAAATATAATACATGAAAGAAGGAACAAATCATGGAATTACAAAACTTACTGTATAACATTTTTCTCTCAGTCATCTCAATTGCTACTCCTATTCTTATTGGATATGCTGTCAATTTTATCAAACAACATACTTCTGCTCAAAATCTAAAAACTGCTATGTCAATTGCTTCTAATAGTGTTGAATACGCACAACAAATTTCTAAGGCTCTTGGATTAGATAATGAAGCAAAGTTGAATTCTGCATTAGCATCTGCAAAACAGTTAGCAACAAACTATGGAGTTAAATTGACTGATGATCAGTGGAAAGCTTTGTTAGAACCTGCTGTTAGTGGTATTAAAAAGGGTTTGGTTGAGTTAAAAGGAGCTAGTGATGTAGTTGCTCCCGTAGAAGAAATTAAGCCAGTAGAAGGCGTTTAAATTTGATGTAGTCATGTATAATATCTAAAGAGATAGTATCTTAGTTGATACTATCTCTTTTTTTATCTTAATTTTCCATGTATATTCTTTAACCTTCAGGACATATTAAATTCATAATAATTTTCAAAGGAGTTGAATCCAATGCCACTTATTGGCATAGCTTGTTTAGTAACAGGATCATCTTTAATAATTATATGTACTTCAAGCTTAATAAACTTAATCCATTAATATTAACAATAGTCATTTTTAATCATTTATAAATTCAAAATTCATTATAAGGCAATCTATTGTCCCTTCGCTGGGATATTGAGATTGCCTATTTTTGCTTTGTCCCTTTTCTCACATATAAAACATATATAATTTACCAATCCAATCTCAGTTATTATTGACCCTCCCCTCTCATACAATTCAATATATCAGTCGTCACCCGTTCCTCCTTCTCTTCTTTGAAATTCAAATCCTTGCCACATGTCATTTTTGGCTTGTTTAGCGTTTGAATCGGCAAACGGAATAAATAATAATCTTTTAAACGTTTATACACACCATTGTTGCTTATTTAATATCAATCCAAAGAGGGTGAATTGTATGTCAGAGAAAAAGGATATCTACGATATTGCCATTAAACAATGGAAGAAAGGTAGAGAACGTGGCGGAGGAATTCCTGCAAAAATATACGATGTCATTGTATTTCATTATGGAGAAGATTATCGACCAATAATAATTAAAAAACATTTAATGAAGCAAAAACCTGAAGATATTGAAGAAAAAATTAAATTAGGCAAACCAAAAAATATTAAAGAAATAGTTGAAAGAATAAAAAGTTTAGATGAGCATAACAACGAAACTTGGTTTTTTGTAATTAATCTTCCTGCTGGATTAAACTTTGAAAATTTTAAAAAATTAGAACAAACATTTGCAGACGCTTTGGGTGAGACAGGAAATTGTCAAATTGAACAACATGGTTTAGCGGTTCACATGACTATCTCTAATGTGAATAGATCAAAAATATATCCTTATAATTTTGATCCTACACCATATTTAAAACAAGGTATGTTAATTCCTATACCTTTTGGATATTCGATTAATGGATTCATAGTTAGAGATTTAGCAGAGATACTGACGCTCCTCGTGTGTGGAATGATGGGATCAGGCAAGTCCAACTTCTCTCATGGTGCTATATATACAATGCTAAATATCAATAGTATAAAAGGAATCGAAAAAGAACCTTCTGTAATTCCTGTGATATGTGATCCAAAACTAGGTGAATTTAAATATTTTGAAAAGTATGGTGCTATGTGGGCAAAAGAACCTGAACACATTGAAAAACTATTAAAACAAGTTAATGATGAAAATGATCGCAGATCACCAATAGTCAGTAAAACAGGAGCTAGAAATTTTCCAGAGTTCCTAAAATTAGGATACAAAATGCCAGCAATTGTAGTTATTTGCGATGAGATGGCTGAATTTACTTCCCCTGCATATGAGTCTTTTAATAGATTACTTCATCAAGGAAGATCACAAGGTATATTTAGCATAGGAGCTATACAAAGACCAAGTGCAAATAGTTTAGGTAAAATAGGTAATTTTTCAGAGCTAAAAGCCATGTTCGATGGAAATTTAGTTTATAGAGTAAAAGATCCAATCAATTCTAATATGGTTTTAGGTAATTCAAAAGCTGCATTCATTCCTAAAAAAGCAAAAGGCAGAGCAATATTTGATTGGGATGAAGAAATAGAAGTTCAGTCTATGTATTTTCCTAGCATTGTATCAGATAAAGACAGATACGAAGAATTACTTTCTAAATTAATTCAATATCCTATGCCATATAACGATATTCAAGGGGAGGTTTATGAACATGAATCAAACAAGTCATACAAAGGGTTACTACCGCGATTTACGAGTCTTAACACATCTAGAACGCTGTACTTGCTTGAACACAACACAAATCCATTTGCTTGAATTTCAAGGTCTCTCAATTGAAATGGTTCATCGTTGCTGTAGAAGATTAGAAAAAAGACACAGAATTAAAAGAGGTGATCGAATTTCGTTTTTAGAAAAAGATTTCTTTTGGTTATTTGATGAGAAAAGACCAAAAAATATAGAGCACACCTTGGGAAAAGCATGGGTTTACACATTTATAATTCTTAACTCTAGGGCAAGTAATTATAAAAATCTTACTTTTGTGAATGAACCTCTGCAATTCTTACCTGCTGTAAAACCAGATCAATTCATGACGTTTGATACTTTTAATGAGAAGAAAATATATTTTAATGAATTCACTAGATATGAATCAGGAAATGAATTTAAAAAAATTAAACAATACAATGATTTAGCTGAAAAGCTAATTAAAGATAGAAATCAGGGAATCTCCACTTACTGGTGGATAGATTTAACTAAAGATCAGACATTTATCGTTTTAATTGTGACCGATGGAGGTGAAACGGCTAAAAATAAAATACAAAAAATAATTGATAAAGATAAGGAATTTCCTTATTCGGTAGAATTACTCACGATAGATGAAATCAAGAATTTTTGTTTGAAACTTCATTTAATAAAAAGGGAGGAGTTACGATGTTCCCAGGAATAGAAGCTGCCAAACCTATACTCGCAATTTTGGGAATTGCTGTCGGGTTGCAAGTTGTTAAAATGGGATTAAAAATATTTGGAAAAAGTGAATGGTCATTTTACGCTGATACACTAGGCTTGATCACCGTAGTTGTAATAGTCTTAAAAGCTTCACTAGATTTTCTAAAAATTGTTGCAGATGTATTCAAATGATTACGAATCTAGTACGTTTAAGTGCTTTGTATGTTGTGGTTTATATTTATGTTCGATACACATCTGGTAAGGAAATGGCTCTTGCAATTAAGTGGTTAGCAATTGTTAGTCTAGGATTAATGGTTTTATCAAGTGTCACTGCTCCATTGAAACAATTCAGTGACGATGTTCATTCTATTGCTGTGACTTATAGTAGTGGAAAAGCGAAAGTTAATGATGTTTTAGGAACAACAAATAATAATAGTGATAACAATAGTAATAGTGCAAATGTTGATGTTGGATATAAAGATATTTGGGAAAGAGTTTTAGGTGCAAAATTTGATTGGCCTATCAAGGGGAAAGTCACACAGGGGTATAATGAAAATAATCATGGTTTAGATATTGCAGGAAATCTTGGTGATCCTATTAAAGCTTCAAGAACTGGGAAAGTTGAGAAAGTAAGTACAGATGAAATATATGGATTGCATATTACTATTGATAATGGAAATGGGTATGCGACACTTTACGCTCATTGCTCAAAAGTTATAGTTGTGGAAGGCCAAATGGTTATGAAAGGTGAAAAAATTGCGGAAGTTGGATCTACAGGTAATTCGACGGGGCCACATCTCCATTTTCAAATTATGATTAATGGAAAAACGGTAGATCCAACGGGGTATTTAAAGTAAAGGAGTAAATAATTATGAAGTTAAGAATGGTTGTATTGAAAAAAAGTTCTATTCGTAAAAGTCTAGCATTATCAATATTGATGATTCTAATAGGATTTTCATTAATTAATCCATTCAAAGCTGATGCTACACCAACAGATTATGTAACCAAAAATCAACCTACAATACATTATCTTTATCCAATGTTAGAAAATAATAATATGTTCTGGCTAGAATCTAATCCCGATTTAGGGTATGCAACTTTACAAGAATGGAATACAAAATTGAGCTATGGAGATATGATTGTAGCTACTCCACCAGATATGCAATTAGCAAGTTTAACTGGATTAGATAGAATAGGTAAATACGTTCAAAATAAAATAAAAGGCAATGCTCCCAACGGAAGATATGATAAGGATATTTTTAAGTATCGGAGAACTGTTACAGCAGAAGGGGTTACTGATGAAGTCGAAGTAGAAATTGGAAAGCATTTCAGAAATAATGATAATTTAGATAAATTAATATCTAAAGTTAAAACACATTTGACTACTGATGCTGGGCAGACACAAGAAATAAAAGATCCTGTATTCCCTCCAGTTCCTACTCCTCAATCAGACAATGTGCCAAGTACAGAACAAACAAATATAATAGGTGGATCATTGCTATTAGGTGGCTTTATGATGATGGCAAAAGTATTGATATTCGCATTATAAGCGTTTATATAGGGTTTTAAGACCTTTAAATATCAGGGTGGCATAATGTGTCATCTTTTCTTTTTGCGTTCAAAATAGCCTATTAAATACAATGCTATATAGCTACATAGTTCGCTATATAGTAAATGACTACATAGCTATATAGTTACCATAAATAAATAAAAAATAACCTCTATTCAAGAGGTTAAGATATTTTCATTCCGAACATTTTAGTTAGTGAATTCACATTCATACCCTTTGGTTTTTTTTGTGGAATGGATTCTACTTCTGATTGAACTGACTGAAATATTTGTGGTTCTTGATTATCATAAACTATTTTAGTATCTTTTATTTTTTCTTCTCTCTGTATAGGCGTTTGTTGCTTCCAAACGTTCCAATATTCTTTTACCCATTTTGTGAAATTTGGTATCTTATCGCTGTGTATGTCATCCCAAAATTCTTTATCTTCTTTATAAACAAGATTAAAATAAACAGGTTGCGTTGGTTTTAAACGTTTTGGTTGCATAAATACATCCCCAATCTAAAGCAACCTATAGCTGTACCAAATAAAGGATTATCTATCACTTTTAAACTTGGTAAATACTCTTTAAGGTATTTTTCCTCATGATACATTGAACCTCCAGTTCCATAGACAATTTCCTTATCGCAATCATAGTCGCTCCATTTCAAAGCCACTTCGCCCGTCATTAGCATCCTAACAAAATTCTTAGTTTCTAATTCTTCTGGCTTTCTCTCCCCTCCAGTGACATAATATAATCCTTTTTTAATTGTGAACGTAGCATTCTTTTTATCAACCAATGATCCATTACGAAAACTACCTAAATTATGTGTCATTGATCCTGCATCCAAAATTCTGAAATTTTCTGCAATGTAGTTCTCAATTTCTCTTCCTTGATTATCTAATGTCATATAGTACATAAGTGCTAACCCTTCTGGAGCCACATACACCTTTTCTATATTCATATTGATTTTTTTACCTTGGTTAATTGCGACAGTATGTTGACCTTTGAGCATACTAATAATTCTTTCTTGGTTCTCTTCATTATAGTCATCTATGGGTAATGATACAGTTAAAGAAATCCTTGGATCAATATGAGTACATAATAAAGCAACTGCAACGAGAGTAAGAGTTTTTGTTTCTGAATTAATTTTATCAGCATTTATATTTCGTATAGGATATGTTGAAGATTTTAGAGCTAAATTCCCTATAAAGAATTTTTCATTGTCAACAACAACGTCATATTCATTATCTTCCTTGTTTTTAGAACTTGAGTTAATATTTCTCTTGTGCCACTCTCCTACTACACTAGGAAAAATTAGCTCTCCGTTCTCCCCATAGGCTTTAAGAGAATCCCTCCCCCTATCCACTCCTATAGTCTCAATTGGACTCTTGTTGAAATTCTGAAACATATAATTGTCCTCCTTTAATATTGACTATATAGCGATTGTATCACAGTGACATCACCTTGTAAATATCAAAAGCCTAGATTAGAATAACCTTAGAGGTGAAAACTATGGGAATTTCAGAAGATAATACTAGATATCCATTAACGATTTCTAAAGAGTTAAAAGGAAAATTAGAAGTAATTGCTGTAGAAGATGGCAGGACTTTAAACAATATGATAATCAAGATTTTGAATACATACGTTAAGGAAATTGAAAAAAGTAAATAACCATTTTACATAAACCCTTGTATAATGCGCGTTTCAGCGATTAAACAAACCGTTCCATTTAGTTACATCTTTATGTACCGTACTCACTAAATGGAACTAATACTTATGCTACTTCATATAAAGGTAAAGTAATTGTCATTCCATTAAGAAATCTAAGAGTAATACTTACTAGTCCGTCCATTCTGACAGGTATTTCCTCAAATCTATATCTTAAAAAAGCATTATCCATAACAACATTTTTTAGATCAAGTCCATCAAAAAAAGCATTGACATCATCCATAATTTCTTTGTCTGTAAAATTGCAATTCTTATCAGTATTATTCAAAAGAGTCCTGGCTTCTTCAATCTTGTCTTTTAGTGGATTAATATATTGTTTCAATTCCTCCATTGTGATAATTTCATTTTTAAACATATCCATGTATTTCTCTTTTTCAAAAATTAATCTACTCATCTTTACTTCAATACCATCACTGATGTTTTCTTTTTTTTCATTATCTATTTTCCCTTTTAATAATAAAAAAACCTTTTTAGACATTTCTATACGATTTTCAAATAAACTTGTACAAAATTTCTTTATAAAATCAACACACTTTTCTTCATCAATTTTAACTTTATTAGGACAAGAATCTGCTCCATGTGCATTTCTATAGCTACAGACCCACCATATATATTCTTTACCATTTTCACTATATTTTCGTTTGCATCTTCTGTAACTATATCCGCATTCCGTACACTTGATTAAATTAGAAAAGATGTATTTATAGCTAACTCTTTTCTTCAATAAATTAAAGCTATCCACTCTTTCTTTCAAGAGGTCTTGAGCTTTGTAAAATAGTTCTGGTTCTATTATTTGGAATTCTGGTCTCTCTACAGTAATTTGTAAATTTTTATCTATATATTTTCTCTTTCCTGAAAAAAGATTGATTACTTCTGATTTTTTATTGATAACGTTTCCTATATATATCTTATTTCTGAGTATATCTATAACAGTTTTTTGACTCCATCCATTTCTATTAAGTTTTTTTGTCTTAACTTTTTTGTCAGTTAAATATTTAGCTATTTTACCAGTGCCTAATTTTTTATTAACATAGAGATCGAATATCTCCTGAACTATTAAAGATTCATTTGGGTTTGGTTTAATAATATATCTACTAACCTTATCGTAACCAAATACGAAATTAGGAACTCTTCCCTTTTTTGCTGTAATATCTTTACCGAATTTTGTTTTTATGGACAACCTTCTACTTTCATCTTCGGCCATAATTGCAAGAATGCTTAAATAGGTTTCATCAGCTTCTTTTATGTTCATATCATATGAGGTAAAAAAAACATTGACTTCTAATTCTTTCAACTCCCTAATGCTATTTAGAAAGTCAATAATATTTCTTGCAAAACGAGTAACATCTTTCACTAGTATTGCTTCAAATTTTCCAAGCCTAGCATCTCTCATCATTTTTTGAAATTCTAAACGTTTTGAAAGTTGTTTTCCAGATATTCCTTTATCTGGATATATTTTATATAAGTCGTATTGTTTTTGTTTAGTAAGTTCTTCAAAGAATTCTATTTGATTTTCCAAACTATCTAATTGCTCACCCTTTTTAGTACTGACCCTACAATAACATCCTACCTTCATCAAATCACTCCATTTATAATAAAATCACTCCATTAGTGAATTCATTATAGCATAGAGTTGTCCAAATAAATATGTTAAAAAATAAAGTCTTGTAAATTAACAAGACTCAAGAGTTTTTTGCTTATATTTAGATTGAAATATTTGTTCAGCTATCAGTTCACAAATAGCATCAACAAGGAATTTGTTTCTTTCTTCATTTGTGTATATAACGAATCTTGCTTCTGGTGCACTTTCTTTCTTCATGTATTCTCCTCTCCTTAGTTAATGTGTAATTTATGTATATTATTTAGATATGAATTTATTCCTAAGATTTTTATAGTATCAAATGTGATATTGATATAGTTTATGTTTTAGCACCCGTAAGGACAGCCATAATAAACTTCTGAAATTTGTTTACTTCCATTGATCTCTTCATACTCTTTAAACTCTCTCAATGGTTCATGACAAACTCTACACAATCCATTCTTATCACTGAACTCTTTATTTTTACGCTCCATATATTCTAATAAATCGCCTTTACAAATAATTTCAATTACATCTCGCTCTCCGTTAATAATTTCACGATATTCTGGATCATTCACATTCCATTCGAGAAAATCTTCTATAGAATCTTCAACATGTTTCTCTGAATTCTTGGCAGATTTTAGTTGATTTACTGATTTATTTAATTCATATGTATTAACTTGATCACAGAATTCTTGACAGGGAGCTTCACAACAAGCCTCACGATAACAATCCTTACAAAGTGACGAAGAAAAATCTATTCCATTTATATTCATTATGATTATCCTTTCTGTTTTATATTTATTATTTTATGTTTAATAATTGGGTAAAAAATAATCTAAAATATAGTCAACCGACTCCTCTAAAGTTACACACCTTTTAGTAATACATAACTCCATCCATGGATGACTTTGATCTCCAAAACCAATAACAGGTTTCCTCCAAACATCATGAGCCATACAAATTTCCATTGCAGTTCCAATGCTTGCTGAAAAATTTAGATTAACTAAAATAAGATCACTTTGCTCTACTTGGTATAAATCAAAACATTTAATTTCCTTTTCTGTATATGTATCCAAACGTTGATTAAAATTATAAAAGTCACAGGGATTTATTGTACGTATTCTATTATCTGATTCATCTTTAAGAAGATTAGTCGCGCTTGCTCTCCAAGTATTCATCTGTTCAAATGTAAGTCCACCCATTTTTCCAGCCAGGTAACATTTAAATTTACTCATTAATTAAATTCTCCAATCACAGAAATAATATATTCCAAACACTCATCAAAATCATAATTATCTACTTGATAATCAACCACTTCATTAATAACTTCTTGGGTAAATTGGGTAATATCATCTTGATATCTTCTATTCCACTCCCTCTCATCGAAATCAGCTCTACCAATACATCGACTTTTTCTTATTGGTTCATCTACATTAATGAAGAAAGAAATTATGTCTCCTTTGAAATACTCCTTAAACTCTTTTAATCCCAATATATCTAACACAACAATATAATTATGTTTTGAAAGATTAATACTACCCTTATGCGCTCCATAATACCAAGTATCAGTAATATTATTGACTAATGTATTATATGTACGACATTCAATAAACTCATTGTTTTCTATCATGTATTCAAATTGTTTCCTACTAATAAAATAATATGGATTTCCTTCTGATTCATTGGGTCTCATTGGACGAGATGTATGTGAGAGAACCATTTCGAAATTGTAATGATCTGATATGTACTTACATAATGAATCTTTGCCTGAAGCTGAGAATCCGCTAAGAATAATTATCTTATTGATTTTAACTCCCCCTTATCTAAATTATTATATTTTGCATTATAAAAATTTATAAATATTTGAAATTTATCATATTTTCTGTCTAGAAAAATTGTGGCATTATTATACATATAATTATATATCTTCAGAACATTAAGAGACCCGCCATATTTTAAATATTTAACTTTCGTTGATGTATAATGGTTTCTTAGTTTTGTGTAGTTTACTCCACATTTTTTCACCAATATTTCTTGGAGACTTAATAAAAAGTTCTCATTACTTATAATATCAATCATCACGTCTTTATTATTATAAAAACCCACACATCCATCTCCATCAAAATACCCTCTTATAAAATGTGATTGAAAATGTTCGGGAAGTATATTGGAATTAGGAAATCTTATTGTTGAACTTTTATTTCTTAAACATCCTTTGTTGATTAAATCTTGGACGAGAATTCTACTATAAAGAATCACTCTATTACTTTTATACTCTTTGTCTTTTATTTTAGTTATTCTATCCTTTATTTCAATATCAGCATTTAATTCATTCAGGAATTTTTGTATATGATTTTTATCTCTATTTTGCAAGCCTAATTCAAGGGAGCTTTCATTCACGCATCCATCAGCATATAAAAATCCCAACCAATAC